TCAAGAGTTGCAAAATTCTGTCCGTAATACATATCTGCATGATTTAATGTTTCTTTAAAAGGATATTTTCCTGAACTAAAGTGTTTCTTAACCATGCCTATTGATTTTGCTGTTTCATCTTCTAGTTTATTGAATGTTGCTTTTAAACTCTCCAGTAGTTGATTCGACATATCTGTTTTTCCATAACCAGGTTGTGATGTTAATTGAACATGAAAAATTTCGTGACTTCCTAAAGCGATTTGCATTGCTGATGATGCTACTGGGAAAAGTTCATTCATTAACTGAACTCTCTTTCCCCAAGCTACTTTTAAGTCTGACATTCCCATTAATAAAGTGTCTTTCTCCAGTAAATATCTCATTTCTATGAAATTTTCAAAAAATTCTGCTGTAAATGTAGTATTTCTCACAAACTGTTGTTCAGTAACACCTTTGCAATAATTTGTCTTTTTAAGCCAATCTGTAAGTTTTTTAATATATCTATCTTTTGAAAGATAATCCTTGTTTAACAATTCTTTAGCTTTCTCTACAATCCAATTTGCGATTCCCATAAAATACTGAAAGATTTTTGGCATAGCTGCTAGGCCCAAACCGTAAAAAGACAAATTTCTAAGACCTTGTGTTATTTGATTTCCTACAGAATTTTTATCCGAATTCATTGCTACCTTAACTCCAAGTACAGTTGCTATAACAACTGCAACTGTGCCGATAAGTGCTGGTGTTCCTTCTGAAATTTTTCTACATATATAGTCAAGCCATTCTTCTTTTTCAATTTCTTGATCTACAACTTCATCAACTTTCTTCTTTTCCTCTAAAATTTTCTCTTTATTTTGTTTTTCCAATCTTAAAGTTTTAATGTTTATAGAATCTATAATGCTTTTAAAATTTGAACTTTTCATTGTCTTACCTTCTTCAACTGGTTTTGAATTAACTGCTGCTACTTCTGCCATTTCTTGATTTGCAGCTGCGTTTGCTGCATGAGCAGCTTTCTGAGCTTTCTTAGTGGCTGTCTGTTTCTTTATTGTTTTAACAGTAAAAAATTTCTTAATTGCTGTATAAATCTTTCCTATCAAACTCATAAATAAATCCATTATTCCTAACTCAACTGCAATAGTTCCTATGATATAATATCTAACAATATTACAATCGGTATTATTCCAAAGGAGATAAAATGCGAACAGTTCTGCTGGTTCAAGATTACATTCTATTTCTATTCCAAAAAGACTACCTAATTTATTAATAAAATCATTCATGAAACCTTTAATCAAAAGCTCAATGCTATAATAACTATTTCTTATATTATCGAATTTCAATGATTTCAAAGATTTAGCAACATTTCTCATTTGAACATTATCAAATTGTCCCGCTACTTGATCGACTTTATCAAAGATCTCCTGCTTAATGGTGTCAATATTTTCATCTAAATGGTACAATTTCTTCAAGCCATTACTAATATTGTCAAAAGGAACTCTAAATTTGTTATAAAATCTTCTAAAAACACCTGCTTCATCAGTTGTTGGTTGTTCTTCTTCGTCTTCAGAGTCTGAATCCTCCTCAGATTCATCATCTGATGTTTCCTCTTGCTCTTGAAGTTCAC